AGAGCAGCCCGATTATTTTGGCATGGGATAATAACGCGCCTCTCGCTTGGGTAGCTATGCAGGAACGCCGGGGAGATACTCAAATGAATCTTGCAATCACACGGGAGAGCCGAGGAAATGCCCGCTTACTAGTTGATGCGTGTGTCGATTTCATAACTCAATTTGAGCCGTCGGCAGGCTGGAAAGATACGCCAATTATTATTGAAGGTGATGCCGCTTTACATTCCCCGAGTGTTAGAACACCGGGCAGCGGCTATGAAGAGATAATTAAGAACCTAAAGCAGGTTTACTCTAGCGTGACCTTAACCGCAAGCCGATACAACCCACTTCAGGAGATAAGAGTTGAAAGCGTAAACCGGGCATTTAGTTATAATAGGATTATTATTAACCCTGGATGCGAGAAGACGATTCGCAGTTTTCAGCGAGCAGCCTGGAAAAGGGACGGTAGCCGAGAGCTTGCAAAGCCCAGCGGAGAGGATGTTAATGCTTACTCGGACGCAGCAGGGTATTATATCGTGAAGTGGATTGGTCAACAATTAAACAGAACACCCGCTCAAAATCAGAGGACCATTTTATTATGATTCGTTTTTACCAGCACCCCGAATTTAAACAGAACTATCTCTCATGGCAGCGATTTCAAGATTTCTTTAACGGCGACAATGAGCAGATCAAAAAGTATTTGCACCGGTACGCGCTAGAAGATAACTCAATTGACGGTAAGCGAGCCTGGGAGCAAAGGTTAGGACGGTCTTACTATGTCAATTTTTGCGAACCAATTATTTCAATTTGGATCAGTTTACTATTTAAAAAGCCTGCTAATATTAGCCAAGTTTTAGATGTGTTTACTGAGGACGAATTAGAAAACATCGACGGCAACAATACGCCGCTTGATTTATTCATTCGTAATTTTGCGACCGAATATCTTAAGTATGGAAAAGCTTTTATGTTCGTGGACGCTCCCACAGGTCAGAGCAGAAGCGCCGAAGAGGATGAGGAGCTCGGACTTAGACCATACGGCGAAATCTGGACCCCTTTAGAAGTTCCTGATTGGGAAATTGAAACTATCAACGCCGTTAACCGCGGCGATTTTAACGCTATTCATCAGCAATTTATCAGAATTCCACCAAGACAGAGCCTAAACGAAGAGCCAAGGCTCGAACTTGTTAGGCGCGAAGCCAAGATGACCGATCAAGGCTACACCGTGACAATCTACAAAGCGATGAATGAGCAGATGAGCACAAGCAACATGACCCCGGAGATGCTGTTCGCGCTCGGACTTCAGCCCGAGACTGCATGGGTTCAAGATGGCGATCCAATTGTAATACCAGAGATTACCGAAATTCCGGCGGTATGCGGAGATGATCGATCCTGGCTTAAAGAAGTTCAACCCCTTTGCGAGCGGTATTATAACCTCGATTCTAATCACGATAATATTATTTATTTCCAAGGGTACGCCCGAATTGCAATAGCAACCAATCAGACCCTTGCATCAATTATGCCCGCCTCCGAGTCAACAATGATGAGGCTGCCAGAGGGCGCAACAGTTACACAGATCACAGCAGAAGACCCAACCGCCTCAGAGAAGAATCGGGCCGATATCCGAAACATGATTTTTAGAGTCGGATTAAATCAGCCTAGACAATTGGACGGCAGCAGTCAGCAAGTACAGAGCGCCGAGACTATCAGAGAAGAGCGAGAATTTACGCTAGCACTAGCAAAAGAAACGGTCAGCGATATCGAAAACCTTGTTAACCAATTTGTAGAATATTGGGCGATGTTTAAGCGCCGCCCCGACTACGAGGGCAAAATCGAACTTAATAAAGATTTTAGCTCAGAGGATTACAACGAATTTATTCAGCTCTATACCGCATTTGCCGACCGCCGGGCATTGTATCCAACAGCATCAAAGCAACTCGATAAGATGCTAATAGAATATTTAAAGGTTCCCGAGACGGTTCAGGCCGAGATAAATCAGGAGATAGACAATACCGCAGCGGTAACACCGGGGGCTACGGCGACAATCAGAAACACTCTATTAGGTACGCTTTAACAAATGGTCGATAAATATCGCCGAGATGCCCTAGAGATGGACCGCCTTCAGGAAAAGGAGGCGGCAACACTTGGGGTTCAAGTCGAGCGATTTTTGAATAAGGAACTACCCAAGATTTTGCAGCGTATAGCAAAGGGCGATTTGCCTCCTTTGGAAGTGGCCAAGATTCTGAATCAGATGGAATCAGAATTAAGAGCAGCAGGACTAGAGCGAATTTTTGAGGGGCTCGCCAAAACCTATAAAAAAGAATTAGATTTAATTAGACAACAGTTTGAGGAATCGACTGGGAAGGAATTAGTATTAGCCGGGGCCGATATAACCACAATCGAGACCCTCATAACCTTTGAAACAACCGCACAAATAAACAATGTTAGAACTCAATTAGACAACATTAGAGCCGCTATTTTTAGGCAGGCTATAGCAGGAGTCCCCCCTGATATAAATCGCATTGTAGCCGAGGCAGGAGGGGCCACAGCGGGGCAGATAGAAACCGAGGTCAGAACAAATTTAGCCGGATTCCAGAGAGCTATTACCCTATCGAAAGCCGAAGAGGTGGGAGCAGATTATTTTCTTTACATCGGCGGTTTAATTGAGACTAGCCGAGAATTTTGCCGAGAACGAGATGGTAAAGTATTCACAGCCGAGCAAATAGCCGCTTGGGATAACGGCCAGGGATTGCCAGCAGACATCTATTTGGGCGGGTATAATTGTCGGCACAGCTTGAGACCCATTTCCAAGGAATTGGCAGAAGATTTAGGATTAATTTAATTAGGAGATTTTATGGCAAATACTTCAACCTTAGTGGGAACCCTTCCAATATCATGTTACGGCGGCAGTTCGGTTTTTATGTATACCGTCGCAATTGATACGGTAGACACTGATTTAACAATTAGAACGGCAGCGGCAGGCAAAATGCACGCCATTGTTGGCATGGTGCATGATGATAATACGAACCATATTATGACATTTAAAAGTAATAGCACTTCGATTGCCCGATTTGAGAAAACAGCCAGCTATCAATTCACAATCGGCGGCGGTATTGTGATGGCTACTAAGCCTGGGGAGGCACTAGTTATAAGAAGCTCAGCAGCAATAGATTTGCTCTTAGTGTACGTAATTGAAACCGATCAAATATTAATTAGATGAAATTTAACATAAAAGCCGAGGGGCAGATGGTAAGTCTTAACCTCGGTAAAAATTTAGAGAATCAATTAGTCGAGGCGGTCGGCAAGATGACTCAGGACGCTATTGCTGTTATTAACGCGCGGACGGTCTCAGGCAAAGATTCTGATAATAAATCTTTTACTCCTTACTCAAAAGAATACGCAAAACACCGAGTCAGAGAGGGTAGGCGGGCGAGTCCGGTTGATCTACTTTGGACCGGCGGCATGTTGCGATCTATGCAGTGGAAAACCCGCATAGAGGGCGCGAAAATTATCGGAGAGATATTTTTCGCGGACGCCACGGAGGCAGCAAAGGCGGGACACTTAATGAAGGGCGTTAAACGCAAGGACGGCAAAGACAGCGCCAGAAATTTTTTCGCATTCGGCGAAAAGCTAATAAATCGACTCTCTAAAATTTATAGGGGTTCGATTAACTTTAAGGACGCAAACAAATGAGTGACCAAACAAAGCAACCAGAACAGACAACCAGCCAAGCCGATTTAGCCTCAGAAGTGGAGAGGCTTAAACAGCAGAATTACAACCTACAGGGCAAAGTCGCCGATTACGATAAAAAGTGGGGCTGGGCCAAGGATCAAGACCCCGAGCATATTAAAGGCCGATTGACTGATTACGAGAAAATGAGAACACAAAACACCGGCGGAGATGCCAACGCTATAAACGCCTTATTACAGGAAAAAGAAACCGAGATTCAAAACCGTTTCAGTCGAAAGCTGACCGAAATTGAGACGGAAAATGCCAACCTGAAGGGCGAGGTTAAGAATCTTCGAGTGACCTCAGTAGCCATGCAAGAAGCCGCTAAGTTCTTTAATGCCGACGGATTGCCGCTATTGAAACCCCTAATCGAATCCCAGACCGATTTCGTTGATGGGAAAATCGTAGTTTTAGAAAATGGCAAACCTAGAGTAAGCAGCAAAGACCCGCGCAATCAAATGGACGTAGCGGAATGGCTTGAACTACTTACTAAAGATTACCCATCTATCGCAAAATCATCAGTAGTAGGCGGGGCACAGCCAACCGGGCAGAGAATGAACGGAAGCGGCACAACCCTATCGGCTAATGAGTACAAAAAATTGAGTGCTATGGACCAACAGAAATATATGAGAAGTCTACAGCCAGCCGAGCAGCGAAAGCTATTAAACAGTTTAATTAATATGAATTAAGGAATTTAATATATGCCAACCATAAAAAAAGATCTTCATACCTTTGAAGCTGGACTAAAAACAAAGGTAGCAGTTAACAACGTAAACGACACAACCCCAACAGCAGCCGAACTAACAACCTCATTCGGTTCGCCAAGTGCAGTGGGAACCGGATTTGTCGGCATCGTTAATGATGCAGCCGGTAACACAAACAACTATTTAGTGTTTTCAAATGGTACATCTTTTTACTATTTGAAGTTTACTAAAGCTTTATAATTTTTAATTAATAAAGGATTAAATCTATGCCAGTAGCAAATATCACTGAATTGGCAAACAGTAACACGATAGGAAATGCCCTATCGGCCGTTGCTTCTCCAGCGTTCGTTAAGGGAACAATCGCCATGAATCACCTTATGGCCGAGGATCTCCCACAATTAACAAACGTGAAAAAATTCCGCAAAAACGGATCTCTGACAGCCGCAATCGTAGCCGAGGCCACAGCCAACGCCGTTGATGCTAACGGAGAGTTGACCGATACTTCCGCAACCTGCACAGCCGCCAAGGCAGTAGTAGTTTCCGGCTTGTCCGTAGAAGAGCAGAAGTTCGGCACAATCGATCTCGCCAGAGTTGGAAATGAGCAGTTCAATGCCATTGCCCGCTATGTTGATGATGATTGGCTGTCTCAGTTCTCTAACCTTTCAACCGTTATCACTTCAACATCAGTGATGACAATTGATGATATCATGCAAGGCCAACTAGCGATTTATAACGCTAAGTGCCCGAACCAGGAAGTACCTCTCTCTATTATTCTCGGACCAAAGGCCGTGTATAATATTAAGAAGGAAATCATCCAATCCGGCGCAGCAGCATTCGCCAACAGCGCGATGCTAGGTGTGTTTGGTGGTCAACCTGTTCAAGCAAACGGCCTAGTCGGTTCAATTACTGGCGTGGGCGATGTTTACCAGACAACCGGATTCGCTACAGGCGGCGGAGATGATACCCAAGCAATTGTCCACCCAATGTGGGCGCATTGTGGTATTTTCGATACCGCTCCAGTATCATGGTTAAGCAATAAGGGCTCCGAAGGTTTCTATACCGAGGTAGCATCTTATTATTTCTATGATATCGCTGAGTGGAATGATGGTGCAGGCGCAGCTCTAAAGAGTGATTCCTAATACTATCAGTTCCTAGTTCACAACTAGAGGGCGGGGCTTATCCCCCGCCTTTAAATAAAAAAGGATAAAATGACAAACCAAAAAGAAGAATTAAGACTACAAAAAGAATCCTTTCAAACGATGGCGAAAGTCATCGAAAAGGAAACCATCGATCAGCTAAGAGGCTGGAAACCGCCAAGTCATGCGTATATTCTATTTGAATTACCTTGCATGTATGGCGTGGGCGCCGGGGAGTTTAGAAAAGGGTTTACCCTTTGCACTATGAACCTAGAAAATAGACCCGAGCAACAAGAAAGATTCTATTACCTCACAAGAAAAGGGGCTCGACCAATTCATTTTGGAAACTTCCCAAGGCATGATGACGCAGACCCTAGAAGAGCTCAGAAAGCTAGAATGCACACCGGGCCCGATCATGTTAATCCCTGGGATGATATGGCGAGACTTGTTAAGGCTCAAATGGCTAGGGACGGCGGACAGGTAGGACTTAAAGAAGCCAACGCAGGACTCGAAGCAAAACTAGCAGAAGCAAGAGCAGAATTAGAAAATCTCAAGCGCAAGAAGGTGACCAATGGCTGATATTCCAATTTGGGCACAGATGGAGATTCTAAAACGCAGAATAGCCATAGCCGATAAAAAAGCCGAGATGCGGAAAAAGCTACAAGAGAGCGCGGAATACCAACGCCTTTCTCAAATGACTGACACGCAACGCGGAGCCAACGCGGTCGATCTGATGACTAAAAAGCGGCTAGAATTTGAGCGAGCGTTACGAGGCGATAACGTAAGCGAAGAAGAAGTAAGACGCAAAGTTTTAGCGATGCAAAATAAGTTTGAAAGGCAAAAGGGATGATTAATAAACCATTCGGCGCGGCTTTTAGTTTCGTTTATTATCCATTGGTTAATGGCGACGCTATAAACCCGCCGACTGGTCAAACCCCTGACATTTACGTTTTTGATTCAATGCCTAGCGATGAGGCAGCAAGAAACGGAACGGGGGCGCTTAGTACAATATCAAGTTGGACCGAGTCGATCGCTAACCAGAGAACCTTCACAATCCCCGCTATTGCCGATCCTAACGATGGCACAACTCGTAAGCGTTACTGGGTAGCTATAAACTATGTCGCAGCAACCGGCGGAACTCAAACAGTTGATATTCAGATTTTTGAATTGGTTCGACCGAGCGGATTTAGTATTGATCCCACACCTACCTACTTGGAGGTTAAGGACTTAGATAAAACCCTAACGACCTATTTCACCGATGACGAAATTAGAACCGGAATTTCAGTAGCTAAAACGGCTATAAGAATGAAGTTACAAAATGACGGTTTTAAATGGGCTCAGATAAAGAACCCCGAAGACTTAAAAACGGCGATTACTTATAAGGCCCTATCCCACCTATGGGTAGACGAAATAGTCGAAGAGAACGACCGTTTCTGGCTTAAATACAAGGAATCGGAGGCCATTGCTGAAGGGTTATTAAACAGCCTCCGCCTTCAATATGACCAGGACGAAAACCACGATTTAGACGATGACGAGGAAAACGTTCCAGCCGCTAATTTTGTCAGGTTTAGCCGATGAGCACCAACGCCGCAGTCCGTACCGCTTGGGCAGATGATGTCTTTGCTAACATTAACGCCGGTGTGAATTCTTACGGGTACGAAATTAATCGGCAGGCTCAAAGCGCAACCGATTTGGAGCTTGGATACTATAATCAGCAGGTCGATTTTTGGGAGTACGTTGTCAGCTCAGTTAAAACTCCCTACTTGATGGGCAAATATAATCTCAAATTTATCGTTACGGTTAGACGCACAATTCAGATAAACGAATCGGGAGCGGGTACAGCTCAGCAAGATTTGATCGATTCATTCCGAACTGTGAATGATTATGTAATTACAAACCTCGGGACTAAGTGGAATAATACGATTGATTACTACGAGGGACCGACCGATTTAAGCATAGCGGCGGTTACTTGGGGCGGTAAATCCGCTTGGCAAGGTGAAACAACCTACACAGCTTTTAAGATAACGAATTAAAGAGGAATAAATTTTATGGCAGCAATTACAGGAAAAGAAACGCTAGTCGGGATAAAGATGGCGACTACCTACGGAACAGCCGTGGCAGTAGATAAGTTAATCGCTTGC